CCCCACCCCACGCGGATCATCACGCCCAGGAAGCCCGCCTCGATCATCAACCTCAAGACCGGCTTGTAGTCCGTGGAATAGTCATCCTGCCAGTGACTGATATCGAACAGCCGCACCAAAAATGAAACGAAAGAAGTCATCAGAATATCCTTTCCAGTTCCATGCTTGAACCCGTGTAAAATGTGGTGGGAGAAGCGTTGGACGCGTTTTGCGCTCCCTGCACCAGCAGCGTACCTGCAGCGTTGATCAAGACGTACCCCTCTAAAAGGAGCGCCCTGTGAACAACAGTCTCTCCACTAGCAGAATCCAACGCAGAAATGTTGCCATATGTAGTGGCTACATCTCCGAATCGGATGAGCCTGAGCCTCATATCGCTTACTGTGCATGTCCCCGACATGGCGATTTTAGTACCACCAGATGCGTTACTTACCATGTTCAGAAAGACCCTCACCTTGTACAGTCCTCCAGCGACCACATTGGCAGTCAACCCGGTTATCGTGGCAAGAGTTGTGTCTGAGGTCTTCGAAAAATCGCTGGTGACCATTCGTATCACGCTGGTGGAGGGGTCCACAACAGCCCAACTACTGCCATCCGAAACGACCATCCTCATCTTTCCCCTCTGAATGAAACCGATAGAGACGGAAGAACTGTTCTGAATCGTGAGGATCTCATCCGCGTCCGCCGTGTTGATGATGAAGAAGGGGTGGTTTCCGGATCCAGCTACCGGCAGGGTGATCGTGCGGTTGGCCCCGCCCGGGTCCAGGAATTGGTAGTATTTATCGGTGTTAGCCAGGGTCTTTCCGGTAGAGAGAGCCTCCACATTCACAGACAAGCCACCAATGCTGTCCACGTTCAGGATGGTCTTGGTTTGTGCCAGGGTCTTCTTGGCCCATTTTCCGGCACCATCCCCGGCCATGAAATCATTCTCTGCAGTAGACGTATGCGGGACGTTAGCCAACATGCCCACCACAAGATCGTCCAATCCATCAACGCCATTTTCGATGTTGTTCATCTTTGCCGCATCAACATTACTTCCGGGTGTCACCACTCCGGTTGACAATGAAATTTCAGCGTCGCTGTAAACAACTTCCCCCAGGTCATCTTTCACCTGGTATTTCTCAGTATCGGCGAGGACCTCGTCTGTCCATGTGTTTTTAGAATATATTTTTGCCATTCATTCTCCTTTCATCCATTGATGATGATCCTGGGTACAAATTCTCCGCCGCCCGTCATTTGTATACTGACAAAACAGGCATTTACACTTGCCGCTTCTCCGCCGGGAACCCAGATATCCGGCAGCTCCTCGTACCATCCCTCGGAATATACGGCAGGATGGTAGGTTTGCACGTACACGTAGTAAGTTGTGGTAGCAGGTGGAGATTGCCCAGGAGCCACCCATTGCCTATATCCGGTATCCACCCCATTGTCATATTTTCCATAGATCTTGTATCCACTGGGTGTATCTGTGTACAAGTAGAGCCAAACTACCGTGTGCAATACAGGATCAAACGAATAGTAAGCCTCTGAGATTAACTCCGGCGGATGATAGACCGCTCCCCCGTCGATCCAGTAACCGGTAGATACACCGCTATCCGAGGCCACGCAAGCCAAGGATGAGTCGGCTGGAAAGATATATCCCGACTTCTTGAAAGTTCCATTTTTGATATAAGTAAAAGCGATACTGTCTCCGGTCAAAGCCGTAGCTCCGATCATTCCAAACAACACGCCCAACACCAGGTCACTCGCACTGGTTGGCAGGTTTCCGCTGAATGAAGCTGACGCCATCCCCGCCAGTGATCCTGCCCTGTAATCCTCGCTGCCCGAAACATACAGGATCGAATTCGATTCTCCCTTGATCACAAAATCAACCGTTCCAGTTGCCGTCACTTTAAACTGGTAAATCGCAACCGCCCCTACTTTGGTTGTAGCCGGTTGCGATATGATTTTCGACATCTTCATCCCGCCGATTTTCGGCGCAGCCTCCGATCCGATCACCAGCGCGTAGATGTAGTCGCAGCCCGTCGGGATCGTCAATGTCCCGGAAGCCGTCTTCTCAACGCTGGAAATTACTGCAATCGCCATTACGCCTCAATCGGTCTGAATACGCATTCCACCTGGCAATGCGTTACACCCGTGCCCGCTGCCGTGCATTCTGCCATGATCTTATCTCCGACCACAAACCCATCTTTGGTGCCATCGATCACGCCGCTCACAGCCGCGTCGATTGTGTCCAACTCTCCCACATCAATCGTGATATTCGTGGTCAATACGCTCACCCAGGTATCGGTAGCCCGGATATATTTCTTCAGCGTCAGGGTCACCACCCCAGAAGTCGACCCTTCCAGGCAGGATGCCGCAATCCCCACCAGTTGCAGCCCGCCCTCGTGTTTGGGTCGATTTGAAACCATCCAATGCGCCTTGTCATTGGTTGTAAGCGGGGTATTGCCGTTCAGCTGCAGTGTGACCGATTCGTCCCGCCAGTCGTAGCAAAGCTCTCCCTTGGCCGCATCTATGGCAGCCGCGTCTGCTGTGGATTGCGCTGCCGCCGCGGCAATATGTGCGTCTTCAATCCCCTCTTCCATATGATTCAGGTTAACTGCATTCAACGGTGTTCCCGCCGTAACATTGGTTACCACCTCAATGGTCGCATCATCCTCCACCACCCCCCCTACTGAGTCCTTAATCAAATACCGAACGGGAGTTGTCTCTGGAACTTCATCCGTCCAAACGGTCGGTGTATAACTCATGCGTACCTCCTGAACTTGTTTTGCGCCATTCTTCCCCGGCCAGAAACTGCCACCCCGCAGCGGGGGACCCGAATCGGTGAATCAGCATCTCTCACGAACGGAGATCTGAAACGGTTTTGCCAGAAGCGCACCTGACCAACCTCACTTACCCCGCAAAAAACCTCGTATACCGATGAGTTCAACAGAAATTCTTTGAGCACCGCCAGGCACTCTTCCCACTCATTCACGTCAGAGTAGTTCGGCGTGGTTTCGCTTGCGCCTGAAATATAGTTGTCTTTCAGCTCATTCAACCCAAAGCTTTCAGGAATACCCGAAATTGCTCGAAGCGTCTCGATATTCTCAATAAAATCATTGATTTCTGCCGCAGTCGGAATACTGGTAATGCCCGGCTCGACCAGCGCGTTATAGTCAATGTTTACGCTCCTCAAAGCGCTCATCATCGCCCGCACATGGGTGGTGTTCCCGTGAATGCGCACCCAATCAACCACGTTGAAAAACCCCTTGCTGGTTTTATCGGTCACATCCGCCAACGTTCGATCAAAGATCGGCACTATCCAGGGCATTATTCCACCACTCCCACCACTTCTGTTTGCGAGATGAACCCGCCCGCCAGGTCGATATTGTTCCGTTCTACCGCCCCGCGAATCTGGCTCCCATTCATCGAGTCAACCAAGGCGATCTGCCCGATCTCGAGCGCGCTCCCAAACAACCTGAATTTCTGAAGATAACGCTGCTGGTAATAGTTGTACACACGCTCAGTAACCGCTGGGCCGTTATAGGCATTGATCAGCGTAGCCTCTTTCACCGAGAGAATATTCTCAATGACATAACTGCCCAGCGACAAGTCGCGCCGGCTGAACTCCTGTTGGTTGTCAATGTAGTTCAAGCCGGTGATCACCACGTTTCCAGCGATCTCAACTCTGATTTGCGCATAATTTACGTTGCTGAATAAAACCACCGCCCCGGAAATACTGAGCGTGTGCGCAGGCTCTGAAAACGAGATCTTATATACCCCTGCCGCCAGCACTCCCTCGAACAGGTTCACTGTTTCGCTGCCCTCTGAATAGTTATGCCCGGTGATTACCACGCCCGTTACCAGCGTTTTTAATTCCAGGTTCTGGTCAAGGCTCTTTTGAGCATTTGTGACTGTTATTACGGGCTCACTCCCTGTAATAATCGGGCTTTTGTAGATCTTCACCACATTCGACCTTGAGCAGCTCACGTACCCGCCAATTGCAAACGCAACTTGCTGCAGCGCCTCTCTGCAGCTGCATAATGGAATCCAGCCAATTACATAAACATCATACAGATCGGGGTCCAGCTCATATGGGATCGCCGCCGCCTGCATAATTTCATCCACCAGGTACTGTGCCTTGATTCCCTGGTAAGCCCACATACCGCCATGATATGGAATTCGATCAAGAACCCCCACCGCATCAATACACTCGAAATTGAGCTCAGTATCAGAGGCGTTTTTCCAGGTTTCCAGGTAGTACCGCCCCATAAAAATCTGCAGATCATTTACGATCTCGTAGACAGAAAGCGGCTGCCTCTGGGATAATCTGGAATAATATCCCGTTGGGTTGACTATCGAGAATTCAGGATCAGTGGAATACAGCGCCAGATCCATCGCCCCGACCTTGACCTGAGTGCTGATCGCGTCCGTTTGCTCTTCCACAGTCAGCGCCTTGATCGAATCTGCCGTGAAGTGGATCAATTGCCCGTAATCAATCGCCGTCAGGCGCAAATAACGATATGGCTTATTCGTCGAATGGAAAGTGATCACCAGCCGATTGAAATTGTTCACCACCTTGTCGATCTCGTATTCCCACGCGTCCGGAGCGTAAACATCGCTGCTGATCAACTGATCCTTGTTGTCGTAATAACTCACCGTGATCGAATCGGCATAATCCCCGGAATACTGAGCAAAATGCAGCACCAGCCCGTCCGATGAATGAATGCTGCCAAAATTCACAGTTAATACTGGTTCATTTGCAAAATCCCCGTTTTCATCGCTCATCTCGCTCGACATTAATCCAACATGAACTGCTGCCTCGTTTTCCAGCAAAAACTTGTACCCACCATCCAGTAACCAGAAATCCGGCTCGTATGTGGCATATGTAACCCCCGTCACATTGCCTGTCTTTAGATCCATAACCTTTGAAAACGGCTGTAGAGCTGACTCAGTAGACGGGGTGCTATCGTGACTGATTTCCAGGTTATACAAACCAAAAGACACTTTTGGGCTCGTGCTCATGTGCGCGCCGGCTCCTGAGCAATAAAGTTCACTGACAGATCCTTCCAAAATCGCGAGGATCCCGCTACCCGCTTCAGCTTGTCCTTCACATTCGAGAAATATGCCACAAAGGTCAGGTTTCCGTCCTCGTCTGGGACGACGACCGTGTGAAACTCCACTGGCTCTGTAAGCTTATTCCACAGCGCCGTATAATCAGCCATTGGTGCCTGTCCGAACTTCACCTGGTAGTTAAAGTAAACCCCAATTAATTCCCTTTTCAGTTTGCCGTCTGATGTTCGTTCGGCGTACTTGTCCAGAAAATCCGCAGAACGGTCAATACTGATAACTGGAACGTTATACGAAATTCCATCAATCGTAATCGGTGGCGCGCTCATGATGTCACCCCGTTGATCAAGCTTTTCCCCGTTCTTATATTCGCCTTGTCAATATACGGCTTGAGCTCTCTTACCAGCGCACCTAGCGAACCAGCAAAATTGATCGTGATCTCCTGGCCCGCACCCATGCCAGCGGTTTCCTCGCGCACGATCTGTCGGATCAGGTCTTCCGGCGCTTCAATGTTCCTCCCAGAACGTTGATCACCCAACATTGCCAGGAATTCAGCATTCGGTGGAATAACTGCGCCTTTTGCCAGGTAAGGTATTTGAGGCACGGTCAGTGTTTGGATGTTTATTCCAGGGATCTTGTTCATGCTCAGTATCAGGGCGTTGATCCCGCCAACCGCGCCGCTCAAAAAGTTGTTGATCGCCAGGATGATCGAATTGATCATTGTTTTCACGGTCAACTTGATCCCGTCAAAGATATTGGTGAAGAATTTTCCGATCGCTTTTGTTGCCGTGTCCCACGCTTTCACCAGGGGATCGATCACTTTCGTCTGGAACCAGGTGCCAATATTTCCCCAGATGGTCGTAATGCTGTTCCACAGGTTTATAACTCCCGTCTTAATCATCTGGAAAGTCTCTATTGCCGCTTTCTTGAGCTCCGGCCAGTATTTGATCAATAACCCTACCACGGTGATAATGAGCATGATTATCGCGATTACCTGAGCCGCCGGACTCAGTATGAGGAGGAGGGCTAGTCCGAGCAGACCCACTGCCACAACAAGGCCCTTTACTTTTTCCGGGTTTTTCTCCATCCATTCAGCGATCTTCTCAAAAATGGTCGCGAGTAAGTTCAAAATTGGCAGAAGCACATTATCCCGAAACCACACAAAAATCGGTGATAGGTCTTCAGCAATACTCTTAACAGCCTTCCCTATTGCCGCGCCGATTCTAACAAACGCGTCCCAAATCCTGTTAAGTGGCTCTTTAAACGGTGCAAAAAAGTCAATCAGCTTTTGTTTGAACGCCAGGATCTTCTCTTCCAAAAGCCCTAATGATTTGTCTGGTTCAGTTGTATCAAGCGGCGGCAGTGGTATCGCAGCCATATTCAAGCCGCCAACTCCGCCGCCTCCCTCGTTTTCCGTGTCTTGTTGCAGCACATTCAGCTCGTCAAACGGTGCCAGTGCCCCCTTCGCCGCTTTGCCTGCTTCCTTTGTGCTCTTTGCCAGCCCGTCCTGGGCGCTTGCGGCGTCGTTTGCCCCTGCAGCCACCTGCTCCATTCCAGCTGCCGATGCGCTGGCGTCCATTGTGGTGCCGAAAAGCAAGCTCATTATTCTGGCGACCTTGTTAAACAAGACCGTCAACCAATTCACTGCGGCTGTGATGGGCGGTAATATTGCTGAAATAATGGGAATGATCGAGTTTCCCACTGCCACCTTCAAGTTAAGAAACGATTGAGACAACATCGCTAGCTTTCCGGCATACGTGTTGGAGTATCTTGCCGCATCGCCGACCTGATATCTGCTTTCCTCCAAAATTCCATTCACTTCAGCCTGGATCTTTTGAGCCTTTGTTAATTTGTCTACTGTAGTGCCAATTGATGCTGCGTAATCCCGCCACATGATTGACACGTTCTTCGTCACGCCGGCGTTATCCACCAGGATCGAATTTTCGTTTTTCAAACCCTCAGTAGCGCTTTGCAATGCCTGCCCCATACTCAAAGACGCCTGTCTTCCAAATGCCGAGGCATCCTTAAGGGCAATCATCGTTTTTTCAATTTGATCGGTGTCGTACCCGCGCATTGCCAGGTTCTTGTATGCAGTGATGGCGTTTTCAGCCGGGATCAAACCGTCCTCAATGAAATCATTGATAAATGCTTTCGCGTTGGAAAAGCTTTTGCCCTGCCCGTCCATGATCGACTTCAAACCGGTAAAAGCGGAACTCATGTCTGAAGCCGCCTTGACCGAAATTTTGCCCAGGTTCACAATTGCCGCAACTCCAAAGGCAATACCAACTGCCGCCGCTAATCCCTTAAGCGCAACGCCAATTTTACCCACCCCTTTGTTGAAGCCTTTTTCGTCAATCCTGGTATCGATCCTGATCGTACCGTCGTATTTAGCCATTTCCAGCCTTTCCGTTCACCATTGCGAGAAATGCGCGTTCCGCTTCCCGTTCCTCTATTGAGCGATCGTCAATTTCCGGAATGTTGAACGCCTCACCCATTTCCCTGGCCGCTGCGCGCTCTTCTTTGGACGCTTTTCCGGTTTTTACCCGCCGGCGCAACCCTACCAGGTTGCAAAAAGCAGTATTTGCACCCAGGTCCATGAACAAGGCCACGAATTTCCACCAATGCAGAAACTCAACTGCCTGTAGATCAATACCATGTGTCTGCTGAAACGCCGCGTATATCAGTTGTGCATCTTTTGCCCAACTAAACACTCTTGGACCATCATTCTCCTGAGGTTCGTCTTCACCGCCGTTCAGGAACCACGTTCCAGCAATCAGCGCCGCGCCAATGTCGTCTGGTTTATCAACGAACAGGTTGTCAAAAAACACGGCGCTTTTTTCCACACCCGCCAGTTCGGCATCCTCAAACGCCAGGATGATTTTTAGGCAAGTTCGAAAATCTGCATCAATGAGATACTTCACGCCATTCACCTCAAGCGCAACCGGTAACTGATCTACCAGGATGTTCATCGCCTGGCCTTGTACTGCTTTACTCGATCTTCGCGTTCCTCCTGGATAAATGGTGTGATCCCGGTGAAAAATTGCTCGAACATATTCAAAGTCTGAGTTTCGCCAAACACAATTTGTGATGTTCCATTACCAAAAACCTTGTCGATCTGGCTGCGCAGGTAATTGCACATTTCCAGCAATAGCTTCAAAGACTCGCCCGTGTTTACCGGGATACCGTAAGCATCTATTTCTTTCTTGTCGTCAATTGCCCTGGCTTTTTCCAGGAACTCAACCTCTTTCTGCTCAAATTCACTGATCAGGCCGTAGAACCTCTCAACAAAAACAATATCTTTCGGGTTGAACTCGATCACCCTGGATTCGTCATCGTTGATCGCAATTTGCTTGACCCCGGAATCTATCCTGATTGAATCCATTGGCATTTACACCGTCCTCGTTGCCTTGATGTAGTAGGTCACGGTCACTGCGCCCACAGTCACATCAATCGTGATTGTGTTCTCGCCCAGGTTCAAAGATGCCGGGTCGCCTTGGGCAACAACAACCCCATTGCACTTTTGCACAATTGTCGCACCGCTCAGTACAGATGAGACCGTTACCGTAGCCGCGGCAATGCTCGTGGTGTAGAACAAGTTCGACTTATCCGCCGTAAATAATGGTGCAAGGGTTCCAGACCCCAACGTCAACGTGGTAAGCGTGTTGGCTGCCGGCGCGTTCAATTCTGAGAATTCCTCCTCAGTAGGGTTATATCGCCCAAGAACCGGCTCGCCCACAAAATTGACCGTGAAATTCATCTTGGCGGCTGCCCCGCCGTCACCACCGAATTCATCAACTTGCAGCGAGACTGCCTGTTTTTCGGCTGGGTAAAACCCGCTGATCGCTTCTTTGTACAGCCACACGTTTGCTACTTCCGCTTCGGCAAGCGATAGCACCGCCCGTGATTTCCTCAAAGTATCGATGAACTCAAAAACCTCGTCATCCGCAACCGCTGTTGCTTCAAGCGGCATGTTGGGGGCGTAGGAATCCACTGAGATTGTCCCGCTATCTTCGTGGATATATGTTTCCTCCGTGGTCTTTGGGTTATACGCGATCATACCGGTCGTAACCCCGTCACCGATCAACGACCAGGTTGGTGTACCAATCGTACCTGTGTTCAGGAATGACCTGAACTGACTGCGCTTGATCTTAGCCATTTAGCCTCCTCAGCTCGGCGTAAACGCACTGGTGTTGGCGTTGAATGTTCCCGGGATCGGATCTCCGATGAAATTGATCGTGTAATTGATCTTCACTGCCGCGCCACCATCACCGCCAAATTCATCGATCTGAATGGACACTGCCTGCTTTTCCGCCGGGTACGCCGTTGGGCCGCCCGACTCATACGCCCACACATTGACAATATCGGTTTCAGCTGCATCAAGAACCGCTCTGGCTATGCGCAACCCGTCGATGAACTCAAACACATCATCCCCGCTCACCGCCGTCGCTTCAACCGGCAAATTGGGCGCGTATGAATCCACGCTGATCGACGCGCTATCCTGGTGGATATAGGTTTCCTCGGTCGTTTTGGGGTTGTACCCGATCGAGCCGGCTGTCACGCCATCGCCAACTAACTTGTAACTGGCCGCCCCGCTGGGGTTTGTGTTCAAGAACGTCATTACTTCAGAACGCTTAATTTTTGCCATTTAGAACTCCTAATTCTGTTGATATACGAGCCGACATTGCACCTGGTAAATGCCGCTGTCCGACTCGCCTTGCTCGTAAAGATATCCCCACCCCAGGGCTTCAATCAATTCAGGTGTTTTGCCTGCGCCCAAAACCGGGAATATCCCTGCGTTACTCTGGCTCTCCAGCCAATCCGAAAAAGCTTCAAAAAAACCGTTATTCTCAAGCCGCTCCAGGTCATCCGCCGTGCGCTCCATCGACTGAAACGCAAACGGGAATTCTCTCAATGAGCTGCCGTCGATGTACGACTCAACGATCTTCCCGCCAGCCAGCGGTACCACCGCGTACTGAGTGGGATTGCTGCCCAGGTAGTCTACCCACAATGGCGCGTTGGCTTTTAGCCCAGAGTAAGTTGCCAGGTATGTTCTGACCGCCTGGATCACGCTCATTTCTGCCCTCTTCCGGCAACACTCCGCGCGCCCTCAATGATTTTTCTTTGATGTGTTTCTTTCATGCGCCTGAACCAGAACGGCCCGCGTTGCGGACCCGTCATGCTGCCAACTTCACGCGCCCTGTAATACTGCGCCTTCGCATATGGTGCAATCCATTGAACCGTGCCGCTGCCTACATCCGTTCCGAGAATTCCTGATTTGACCAGCATTCCCGTTCGTAGCGGTACCATGGGTTCACACAAACGCAGCACCTCTGAGTCAACAAACTTTTGTGATGCCGAGTATCGCTGCTGCCATTTCTGCTGAAAATTCGTGTTCCACTTCAGCTCGGCTTTACCCTTAGCGGTGATCACGATCTTCCCACGGGGTGTTTCGATGACCGGGCCGCTCATGCCGCTCCGATCTGCCAGTGACACATTCCGTAGCTGCCCATGTCCATCGTGTCAACACTCCTGATACTGAGCACATCGCGGTATTTTGCCTTCAGGTCGCTGATTGTGAACGAACCCGAAATGGCATCATTTACCAATCCCCTCACCACAAAATCACCATCCTGGAAGGTCCAGTAACCGGTTTTGCTCGAGAGCTGTAGCCACTCAGTATAGGGGAGGTATTCCGCCCCGCGCATGAAAGGTACATAGATATTCGCCTGGTTTGCCGCCATGTTGCCGCCGCTTGCCAGTACATTGGATGCCTTACGGTTTTCCCACAACACCCCGCGGATCTGCGTGCGTTGCCAGGCCTCGGTTCGGGTCGCCGGGTCAATGTATTTGTTGTAGATCGTCAGATCAGCATTATTCCGCATCGGTGAACCCTCTGAACATCAATCCCGTTTGTCCTAGGTAGAACCGGGCTGCCTTTTCCTGCTTTTCTTCGTTGCTCAGCGTTGCCTTTGAACCAGCTCCAAAAGTAACCGCGTAATTGCCGACTTTTTCACTGGTTATGCCGTCCACGTTTCCGTTCGATTCCTGCAGGTGCATCTCGTCCGCCACGGCGCACACCGCCATCTCGATCATCTCGATCGTCACTGCGTCTTCATCTGCCGTGATCACGTCCAACGCCCTGTTGAATGTCAGGTTGTCGATTACTTGAGACGCCCGTGTTGCCAGCCTCAGAAAATCGTCACTGTCTATGGCAGTGCCCAGATATGTGCTCGTATAAAACTCATAAGTGGTGTGAACTGCCATAGTCAGCTCCCTTTACTCATCGGGTGTTTCTGTAGAAACGCTTTTGCGCGGTTTTTTTGGCTGTTCCTGTTCCGGATCTTCGTCAACCTGAGCTTCAGCCTTCACAACCTGGTAACCGGCGCGCTTGTAAAAATCAATTTCCACCTCAGGCACAACCATTGTGATACCGCTTTTCTTGATGATGATCATTTTCATGTTGTCATCCCTTACGCTGAAGCAATGCCTTCAACGTAGTACAGATAACCGGTCAGTTTGCCGGCCGTAAGTGCGCCAACTGATACGGTGCAAGTGATCGCGCGCGCGACAGTGGTTTTTATGGACGTTGACTCTGGAGTGTTGGCTTTTGGTGTGATCGCCTTGCGTCCAATTGACGAGAAAGGCGCACTGGAAACAACTGTAGCGGTCTGGATGTCGTTCGCTCCCTCCACGTGGATTGCCAGCTGTCCGGACGCCGAGGTCGTGAACGCGGTGTTCACATCAAAAAAGCCGCCCACGATGATCGCGTGCGCCGGCAAAAT